TATAGGCGTTTATTTCCTATATTCTTCTTCAACATACTTTTTTACTAAATATTCAAGAATAAGTTCGGTCATTAGATCGTTTTCTTCGTACTCTTTATGAAGTTACTTTATTCTTTGAATTAATTTAACTTATCGCCATCTATTTTTTGTGAAATAAATTCCAAGTATTTACGCGCATTATGTGACGATAAATCTTTAGGTAACTCATAAGTGAATGGTTGATTACCACTAGTTAAAACTTCATATACTATAGTTTCTTTTTTTATTTTGCAATTAGTTATTTTCATTATAAACTTCCTTTCAAACACTGCTGAAATAGACGTCTTTTATATTAAAGCGCCACACAGGCGCTGTTAATCGCAATTTAGTTCTATCAGTGATTTTAGACTCCATAACTCTTTGATGTGATTCTTTAGCTTCTCGAATCATATCTTTAAATTCTTGACTGTCTATAAAAGCTTTAGCCTCTTCTATTTGCTCTTGAGTAAGCTCTTTACCACCAGTATTGATGTGTAAGTGTTCAATTTCTTTATAAGTACTCATTTTTTCGACTCCTGTTCTTCAAGTTCACTTTTAGTTATAGGTAAACCATTGTTCAATCTATAAGTCAGTTCTTCTTCTGTATAAAAGGGGATTTCAACCATTTCCCACTCTTCAATGTTAATGTCAACTTCTTTAAAATCCATGTTAAACCCTCCTGTGAAATGAATTTTCTATTATTTATAGTAATTACTTATAAAAATACAATCTTTACCTATCTCAAACTTTGTATTCTAAATGTACTCGTAATCCATAGTCTGATTCTTTAGTAACGATTTTCTCTTCTAAATAATCTAAAGTTTTATACTTACCACCATTAATATATGCGTTACAAGAAACGATGTTGTCCATATGATTGACTAATCTTGAAGCATACTCTCTAGGTACATATCCAACGTGAAATTCAGAGTATTCATTTGAAATCATAACTTTTATCGCGTTTTCATCATAAGGATTATCCGGTTCTTTTTGTAAGAATACACCAGGAATAACCTCGTAATCAGAAATTTCATACACCTTGTCTTCATAAAGTAATTCTTCTTTAAGTTCATTTCCTTTCAAATCACTATATAAGAAAAAGAAATCGTCGTTATTTTTCATTTTCTTGATAAGTTTCTTTAATTCTTTTCTACGACCTTCATAATTTAATCCTACGACGTCGAAAATTTCAACTTTAGTTTGTTCATCATCATTAATAGGTAGACAATCATTCGAGATAATTGTTTCCTTATTCTTAGATAATTGCATATAAGTTTTTAAAATTGAGATGAATCCTGTTAAAGGAGAGTTTGTTACGAAATAAACTGTTAATTTTCTATTATCGTTTAATGTTAAAAAAGCTTGGTTTTTCCAAATAGTAACAACAGTGTTATAATCTATCACCTCTGATAATGAGATTTTGAATATATAATCTTCTTCTTTCCTTATAAAACAAATCTCTTCATGTGAAATGAATATAGAACCCATTCTCCTCTTGTTTTCGTCGAATTTTATGTCGCAACTGTCGCTGATTATTGGTTCAAAGTAACTGTATTGATCTGATAATATTTTTTCATCTTGCTTTCTAGGTTTCATTTTACTACCTCCTATAAAATAACTTTTCCAACTAACCTCACACTTTCGTTATCATAAAAATATAAATCTTTATACTTTTTATTTAAAGAAACCAACGTTAATCTATTATCTTCTACATAAACTTTCTTTACGTAAGCATCTCCATTTATAATAAAGACGCCTATTTGTCCATCTTTGATAGTGTGAGATTTTTCAATGAATATAATTTGTCCGTTTTTAAATAACGGCTCCATTGAGTCTCCATTTACTTTTAAAGCTATATCATGTGCGGGGACATAACCTCTTACGAATTCTTTTGAAATAGGCTCGTTATATAATCTTTCGCCAATACCAGCTGACGCACAACCATATATATCCACTTCGGATTTTTCTTGAATGTAAGAATTGAAATCTACCAGATTATCACTGTCATTATTTTGTTCTTCTAATTGATTAGTCGCATATTTTAGTACATTGCTTTGTCTTGGAGGCGTGAGTTTACTGTATATGGAAGTGATGTCGTTATTTTCAATTTTTCTATTCTTAGAAATATCAAACCCCATAAGCCACGCTTCGTTAACGTTTAAAGCCTTTGCTAGTTCAAAGACTTTGTCTTGTTTCGCTTCATATTTTCCGTTTAAATAATCGCTAATTGAGTTTCTACCAATACCAGTCCTTCTTGATAGCTCTGATTGAGATATCTTCCGTTCAGACATAATTTGCTTTAATCTATCCTTAAAACTGTTCATATTTCTGAACACCTCCTAAGAACATAATACTACGTACAATGACGATTATCAATAATTTTTAACAAATATTGTACAGAAAAATGTATTTTATGTGTTGACTTATTTAAACAAAGGTGTTTTAATTGATTTGTACAGAAAACCGAACAAGAAGGGAGGTGAGTTTATGATATACAATTTCGATTATAGTTTGCTGTACGAAAGAATGGCAGAGTATAGATATAGCCAAAGTTCTTTAGCGAACGCAATCCCTATTTCAAGGACATCTATTAATCACAAGTTGCAAGGAAAAAATTTATTTACACAATGGGAAATAAAACGAATCTGTGAATTATTAGAAATCCCACCAACAAAAGTAGGTAGATATTTTTTTGAACAAAATGTACAGAAACCTGTACAAACATCTTAATAGGAGAACACTATGGAACAAATCACATTAACCAAAGAAGAGTGTGTCGAACAATGCATCAATAAAGACTTAAAACTTTTAGATTATCGAGTTCAACAAATTTTAGAAGGTGTTCTATCAGAAAGTACCACATACGGTGATGCAAGAAATAAATTAGAAACATTGAAAATTATTGCTGAATCTCATTTTAAAACCGAACATGCTTCAGTTATTTACAAATTAGCATTGAAAAAGTTAGACAAAAAAATCAACGCCACTCCAATTAAAGAGTGACGAAAAAGGAGGATTTCAAATGTTTAAGATTTTAAATGATATAAAAACTTCTTTAAAAAACCATCCTTGGGGTTGGAAAGAGCACTTACCTTATTTACTGATGTTAACTCTGTCGCTTGTGGCTCTGATTTTCGGTGTTCTGTCCGCGATTCTATGATAACAGGTTTTATATAGATTCCTTACCTCCTCTCTGTAGGAGATAACAATATTATACACGAAAGGAATGATAGAAATGCCACATGTATTAAACGTAACCGTTCCAATACCTGAAACACACGTGCTTATCACAAAAGATGAATATGAAGAGTTAATAGCTTACTCATTAGACCCTGTATGGAACATGAGCGACTTAAAGAAGAAATTAAAAATTGCATCTGATGAGACTATCAAGGACAGATTACTATTTCATCCTAGATTTGAAAAAGAACTAAGAGCGCAAGGAATTGTGCATTACCCAGATGAGAATTTTAATCGCTGGAGATTTAACGCAAGAAAGATGAATAAATTCGTCGATGAGCATTTCAATGAAATATATAAGGAGAGAATAAAATGAGCAACATTTATAAAAGCTACCTATTAGCAGTATTATGCTTCACAGTCTTGGCAATTGTACTTATGCCGTTTCTATACTTCACCACTGCATGGTCGATTGCGGGATTTGCAAGTATCGCAACATTCATATTTTATAAGGAATACTTTTATGAAGAATAAAAAAACTGTTACTCACGGCAATGAGTAACAGTCTAAACAATTAGAAAATTAATGCATATTCAATATAAAACGAAATAAAGGAAGTGTCAACAATGTACTACAAAATTGGCGATGTATGTCAAAAAGTAATTAATGTAGACGGATTCGATTTTAAATTAGCAGTTAAGAAACAAGATTACAGCATTCTAGTGAATGTCTTAGATTTAGAAGATAGATTTATCGACAGTATAAATATAACAGATGAGAATGATCTATACACAGCATTAGACATATTAAATCAATCTATTTATGAATGGATTGAAGAGAACACAGACGAAAGAGACAGGCTAATTAACTTAGTCATGAGATGGTAGGTATAAGCATGAGAGATACAGAAAGAAATATATTGAATATTTTTAAAACGTTATTCGACGAATATACTTTGTCAAACCAACGAGCATTATTGGAAATTGAACGTAATCATCACGGATACTTATCGATTAATTTCTTGCACTATCACGACAGTTACAAAACGAACAATAAGCTTGTACAGATACATGAAATCAATCCGGACAGCCACGAACGAATAAAAAATTTAATTATCGAGGTGTTAAGAGGTCACCGAAAGATTAAAAAAGGAGCATGATGATGGATATAAAAATAAATAAGCTAACAATATCAAACTTTGCTGGAATCAAAGAAGAAAGCTTTAACTTTAACGGCAAAGACACAAAAATATACGGCAATAATGCGACTGGTAAGACTACGACTGCAACCGCATTACAATGGCTGCTTTTCGATAAAGGTTTGGACGGATCAACCAAATCATTTAACCCTGTACCTTTAAACGAAAAAAACGAAGAAAATTATGAGTTAATTCCGACTGTTTTCGCAGAATTTGAAATCGACGGAAAAATAACGACTTTCAAAAAAGAGTCACATCCTAAATACACAATAAATCAAAAGACGAATCGCAAGGAATACTCACGAAGTCGAACAAAGAAACAATATATCAATGATGAATCAATAAAAGTAAAGGATTATAAAGCTCGTATTGATGAACTAATTGATGAAGATGTATTCAAGTTAATTACGAACCCTCAAGCATTTAACTTACTCGATTGGAAGAAACGAAGAAGTTTGTTGTTTGAAATTGCTAAACCAATCAATGATGAGGATGTCATTAAAACAAATGATGATTTTAAAGAATTAAATAATATTCTTGGAGATCATGAAATTGAAACAAAGAAAAAGATTCTTACTGACAAGATAAAGCAGATTAACAAAGATATCAAAGATATTCCGATACGTATTAATCAAACACAACAAAATAAGCAGGATGTACCAGAATTCGATAACGATAGATACGCAATTATCAAACAAGAAATTGAGCAACTTGAAAATGAGCGTATAGATATTCAAAACGGTAAGGAAGAAATTAATTTGCGTAATCAATTAGCTGATAAACAATCAGAATTGAAACGCATAGAAGACAATAACAGCGCAAGTAATGAGAACAAAATCCATACTTTAACAAATGAGTTACACGTTGAAAATGGAACGGTTGCGAACCTTAAAACAAGATTAAAGCAAAACAAACAACAAATTACGCATGAAGAAAATAGACGTAATCAATTATTGGAAAATCATAAAGGATTAAAAAGTGATTTAGAAAAAGCTAAAAATCAAAAATTTGAATATCTTGATGACAATGTATGTAGTTGTTGTGGTCAACAGTTACCAGCTGAACAAGTGAATGAGGCAAGAGAAAAAGCATTGCAGAAATTCAATGCTAGCAAATCGAAAGAATTAGAAACAATACAAACATCTATCAATCACATTATTTCAGAAGGAAAGAAAATAAAGCCAATCATCGAGAAGTTAGAGGATGACAACAATAATCTACAAATTAAAATCAACGAAGCAGAAGAGCGTTCAGCAAGAATACAAAACAAAATTAATAAGTTGAAAACGACTCATGTTGACGTTACACAAACTGACGAATACAAAGCAGTAATGTTAGAGATAAACGAGATTAATCAAAAACGCTCGAACATTAGGAAAACTATTCAAGATAACGTTTCAGGAATAGATGACAAAATAAGCGAACTTACTCAAGAAAAATCAGAAATTGAAGTGTCAAGATCAATCGAAAAATCAAATAAACATCTAGATGATGTTATTTCTGAATTAAGAAATGAAGAAGATAGATTATTGGATGAAAAAGAAAAGTATTCACATGACCTTTATATCTTAAAAGAATTTACAACAACAAAAGTCAAAATGCTTACTGAAAATATCAATAATGAATTTGAGATTGCTGAATTTAAGTTATTCAATACCTTAGTTAACGGCGAATTAGAAGAAACATGTTCCACAACGGTTAACGGCGTCGAATACGACAGCGGTTTAAATAACGCCTCAAGAATTAATGTTGGCTTAGATATCATCAATACACTGTCAAAACATTTTAAAGTTACAGCGCCAATATTTATTGATAATGCTGAATCAGTAACAGAGCTTATCAAAACAGAATCACAACAAATTCAATTGATAGTAAATGAACAAGATAAAAAATTAAGAATGGAGACTATATAAAATGACTGAAAATAATAAATTACAAACTATTGAACAACAATTAGTACAAGAAAAGAACGTATCTGACAACGTATTAAACAAAGTGAGAGTTTTAGAGTCACAAGGCAATTTGGAATTGCCAAATGATTATTCACCAAGTAATGCCATGAAACAAGCATGGTTACAAATCAGCCAAGATAACAAATTAATGAGTTGTAACGATACAAGCAAAGCAAATGCCTTATTAGACATGGTAACGCAAGGTTTAAATCCAGCTAAAAATCAATGCTACTTTATTCCTTACGGCAACAAAATGCAGTTACAACGTAGCTATCACGGTAATGTAATGATGTTAAAACGTGATGCAGGTGCTCAAGATGTTGTTGCTCAAGTGATTTATAAAGGCGATACATTCAAGCAAGAAATGGGAGAAACAGGACGTATCAAAGCGATTAAACACGAACAAGACTTCTTTAACATCGACAAAGAAAACATTATCGGTGCGTACTGCACAATCGTATTTAATGATGGACGAGATAACTATATTGAAGTCATGACTATTGAACAAATTAAACAAGCATGGATGCAGTCATCAATGATTAAAGATGAAAAAGCATTACAAAATTCTAAAACACATAATAATTTCAAAGAAGAAATGGCTAAAAAAACAGTTATCAATAGAGCTGCTAAACGTTATATCAACACATCAACAGATAGCAATCTTTTCAAATACGCACAAGAATCCGAACAACGTCAACGCAAAGAAGTGTTAGACGCAGAAGTTGAAGAAAATGCAAATCAAGAACAATTGGACTTTGAACAACCAGTTCTCGAAGAAGCACAATACACAGAATTAGAAAATGATAAGCCTATTGATGTATCTGACTTTGAAGAAATAAAAGAACCTGCAACAGAAAAAGAAAGCGAAGAAGAGCCATTTTAATTGAAACAATAGCAACTGGTTCAAGTGGTAACTGCTACGTCTTAAATGATGGACGTACTACGTTACTACTTGAGGCAGGAATAAAATTTGAACGTGTTCAAAAGCATTTCAAATATAAAACAAGACATATAGCAGGGTGTCTTATCACACACGAACATGGTGATCATGCAAAGTACACAAAGCAGTTTGTCGACAATGGTGTAATCAGCTATATGACTGCTGGAACACAACAAGCTATGAATTTTGAAAGTCATCGCTTATGCACGATTAAGGCAAAGCAAGAGCTGCGAATAGGTACATGGTCAATTCTACCGTTTGACATCGAACATGATGCTAACGAGCCTGTGGCTTTCTTATTACAAAGCACATTAGGTTATAAGGTCCTGTATGTTACTGATACGAAGTATCTGAAATACAAATTTAACGGCATTACGCACATGATGTTAGAAGTTAATTATATCTATGAACAAATGCAAGAAAACATAAAAAACGGCAGTGTACACAGCGCATTAGCAAACAGAATTATGGAGTCTCATTTTAGCTTAGAACATGCTATCGGAATGTTAAAAGCAAATGATTTAACTAGACTCGAAGAAATACATTTAATTCATTTAAGTAGTCAAAATTCAAATGCAAAATACATTAAAAGTGAAATACAAAAAGTGACGGGCGCGCCCGTTTATGTTGGAGGTTTATAAATGCTAAACAGAACAATATTAGTTGGTCGTTTAACTAGAGACCCAGAATTAAGAACCACTCAAAGTGGTGTAAATGTAGCATCATTCACATTAGCAGTTAACCGCACATTTACGAATGCACAAGGAGAGCGCGAGGCAGACTTTATTAATATCATCGTATTTAAAAAACAAGCAGAGAACGTTAATAAATACCTATCTAAAGGATCGTTGACGGGCGTAGATGGTAGGTTACAAACGCGGAATTATGAAAATAAGGAAGGTCAACGTGTATATGTTACGGAAGTTATTGCTGATAGTATTCAATTTTTAGAACCGAAAAACTCAAATGACACTCAACAAGATTTATACCAACAACAAGTACAACAAACACGTGGACAATCGCAATATTCAAATAACAAACCAGTAAAAGATAATCCGTTTGCGAATGCAAATGTTCCGATTGAAATAGATGACAATGATTTACCATTCTAATTTAACCGGTTTGAAAGTGAGGTGTGTATATGACTGGTTGGATAAAACTTCATAGAAAACTATTAGATTCGCCTATTTTTCAGAACGAAAAGTTATTCAAAGTATTTGCATATTGTCTTATGAAAGCTAGTCATAAGGATCATACACAGCTTGTTGGCAGGCGGGTTGTCGAATTAGAAAAAGGTCAATTTGTGTTCGGGAGAAAGCGAGCAAGCGAAGAGTTACGTCTCAAAGAATCCACAGTAAGAGACTACATAAAGCTTTTAGAAAATCTTGGAACTATCGTCGTAAAGTCCGACAACAAATTTTCTGTTATAACCGTTGTCAATTGGGCGATTTATCAAAGTATGGAAGAAAATTCCGACAGCAAAAACGACAACAAATCAACAACAAATGGACAACAAATCAACAACAAATCAACAACAAATGGACAACAAATCAACACAAACAAGAATGTAAAGAATGGGGATAATGTAAAGAATGATGAGAATGAGAAGAAGAAGGCAGCTGCCTTCGACTTCTTCCAAGATAACGGATTCGGTTTCATAACTCCTTACAATTTAGACGATTTAAATTATTATCTTGATTCATTTGAAAATGATTCAGATGAAATAGTTACCGCATCACTTAAAATCGCTAAAGACAGAAACAAGGTTACTTGGGGATATGCTAAAAGCATTTTGAATACATGGCTTAATGCAAACTTGAAATCTATTGAACAAGTACGTGCATTTGAAAAGCAACAACTTGAAAGCAAAAAACAAAATTATAAACCTTTCGTTAAACAATCAAAAGAAAAAACACCCAAATGGCTCACAGACAGCACGAGAGAAACGAAAACGCCGGAAGTAGATGAAAACCTTGAGAAAGACAGAGAAGCTTTTATTAAGCGTCTAAATAGCAAATGGGAGTGATTGAAAATGGATGCATTTGATAAATACTATCTATTTGATCATGACGGCAACAAAATGTTTTCAGTTACACCACATTTTAAAGATGGTCGGCATTTAGTTGTTGGAATAAAAGAAACAAAATTTAATGGTCGTCGTTGGTATTTAGACGATTATGAATTAAATACACTTATTGATAATGAACAAATGGAGTTAGGACACCAAACAAGCTTATTTGAATATATATGAGGGATTACATGGAGATAGAAATTAAATTTAATGAAGTGTTTAATGCGCCGATGGGGTCGCCTCGTCCACGCTTTCGTAAAACAGGTAGATTTGTTCAAACTTACATGCCAACGTCTTACACAAAGCATAAAGCGTATATACAAGGGCAAATGCCTAAGTTAAATCTAGAGCGCGCACTAAAAATCGAATTAGACTTTTACTTTCCATTGCTTAAATCGTGGTCGAAGAAAAAGAAAAGCGAAATGGTTGGGCAGTATAAAGTGACTAAGCCGGATATCGACAACTTAATTAAAACGGTATTAGATGCTTGTAATGGCCATGTATGGAAAGACGATAACCAAATTACAGAAATAACTAGCTCAAAGCGTTATGGAATTGAGCCCAAAATAATCATACGAATAGAAGAAATATAAGAGGTGGATAAAATGGCGAGAAAAGCAAGAATTGTAACAATAAACGATAAACCTTATAGGTTCAGTAAATTTGAAATGGAATTAATAGAAAGTCACGGTATAACCGCTGGAATGGTTTCTAAGAGAGTAAAAGACGGTTGGGAACTACATGAAGCAATGGACGCACCAGAAGGTACGCGTTTAAGCGAGTACAGAGAAAAGAAAACAATAGAAAGACTGGAACAAGCTAGACTCGAACGCAAATTGGAAAGAAAGCAAAAGAAAGAGGCTGAGCTAAGAAGAAAGAAGCCACATTTGTTTAATGTACCACAGAAACATCCAAGAGGACGTTATGCGTGCTACCTGATGGAAAACGACATATTCGTGAAAGTTAAGAAGTAGATCATGACAGATAACGCACGCAAAGAATACCTAAATCAATTCTTTGGATCTAAGAGATATCTGTATCAGGATAACGAACGAGTGGCACATATTCATGTAGTAAACGGCACTTATTACTTTCATGGGCATATCGTACCAGGTTGGCAAGGCGTGAAAAAGACATTTGATACAGCAGAAGAGCTCGAAACATATATAAAGCAACATGGTTTGGAATACGAGGAGCAGAAGCAACTAACTTTATTTTAGAGGAGATGGAAATGATGAATAACCGCGAACAAATTGAACAATCAATTATCAGTGCTAGTGCCTATAACGGTAATGACACAGAGGGATTACTAAAAGAGGTTGAAGACGTGTATAAGAAAGCGCAAGCGTTTGATGAAATACTTGAAGGTTTACCTAATGCTATGCAAGATGCACTCAAAGAAGATATTGGTCTTGATGAAGCAGTAGGGATTATGACGGGGCAAGTGGTCTATAAATATGAGGAGGATCAGGAAAATGACTAATACATTAACAATTGATCAGTTACAAGAGTTATTACAAATACAAAAGGAGTTCGACGATAGAATACCAACGCTGAACTTACGAGATAGCAAAATAGCATATGTAGTTGAATTCTTTGAATGGTTTAATACATTGGAAACGTTTAAGAACTGGAAGAAGAAACCAGGTAAGCCGTTAGATGTTCAGTTAGATGAATTAGCGGACATGTTGGCGTTTGGATTGAGTATTGCGAATCAAGTAGGAGTGTCATCAGAAGAGATAAAAGAAGCGATTGAATCAAGTTTTAAAAATAGTGAATTTCACAACATGTTTAATTTTAAAGATAAAGAATTTGCTCAAGACGCAGTTGTTAGCACACCACAGATAATATTCAAAGAATTTTATCCTGACCAATTGGCAATTGTAATAGCGATAGACATAGCTTTCAACTTATATTCTATCGACCAGCTCATTGACGCATACAAAAAGAAAATGAAAAGGAATCATGAAAGACAAGATGGAACAGCAGACGCAGGAAAAGGATACGTGTAAAGACATCTTAGATCGAGTCAAGGAGGTTTTGGGGAAGTGACGCAATACTTAGTCACAACATTCAAAGATTCAACAGGACGCAAGCATACACACATAACTAAAGCTAAAAGCAATCAAAGGTTTACAGTTGTTGAGGCAGAGAGTAAAGAAGAAGCTGAGCGCAAATACGAGGCACAAGTTAAAAGAGATGCAGTTATTAAAGTGGGTCAGTTATTTGAAAATATAAGGGAGTGTGGGAAATGACGGAGGTTAAAATTAAAACTATTTCAGATAGAGTTTATTACACAACAACAGATCTAGCTTCTGACGATTATATTAATCTTGTTATGAATCTAGTGATTGAGGATTTTCTTCCGGTCAAAGATGTGTTCAACAATGAAGTATGGGTTAAAAGAGATGAGATTGAATCATTTACATTTATTAAGGAGGCAAACGATGATTAACATACCTAAAATGAAATTCCCGAAAAAGTACACTGAAATAATCAAAAAATATAAAAATAAAGCACCTGAAGAAAAGGCTAAGATTGAAGATGATTTTATTAAAGAAATTAAAGATAAAGACAGTGAATTTTACAGTCCTACGATGGCTAATATGAATGAATATGAATTAAGGGCTATGTTAAGAATGATGCCTAGTTTAATTGATACTGGAGATGACAATGATGATTAAAAAACTTAAAAATATGGATTGGTTTGATATCTTTATTGCTGGAATACTGCGATTATTCGGCGTAATCGCACTGATGCTTGTTGTCATATCTCCTATCTATACAGTGGCTAGTTACCAAAACAAAGAAGTACATCAAGGGACAATTACAGATAAATATAACAAGAGACAAGATAAAGAAGACAAGTTCTATATTGTATTAGACAACAAACAAGTCATTGAAAATTCTGATTTATTATTCAAAAAGAAATTTGATAGCGCAGACATACAAGCTAGGTTAAAAGTAGGCGATAAAGTAAAAGTTAAGACGATTGGATATAGAATACACTTTTTAAATTTATATCCGGTCTTATACGAAGTAAAGAAGGTAGATAAAAAA